GCGCGCCATGCCGAACCGATCAAAGGTCCGCCCGGGGTGAAAGCATCGTCGGCCGAGCTCAAAGCCCTCATTGAAACGCTCGAACGAATGCGCCGGGTGCTCGACCAAACCTACGAGGCACTCGAGGAAGCAAATCAGATCTTCGGACCCGACGATGACGAACAATGATGCGACTAGGCAGCCTGTGCTCAGGATACGGCGGCCTCGAACTCGGCATCTCCCAGGTGCTCGACATCGAACCCGTCTGGTGCTCAGAGATCGACAAGGACGCATCGAAGGTGCTCGCCGCGCACGATCCGAGTGTGCCGAACCTGGGCGACCTCACCGCAATAGACGCCGCCGGTTGGGCGACGATCGCCGCAATGGAGCCGGTCGACATCATCTGCGCCGGCTTCCCGTGTCAACCGTTCAGCCATGCAGGGAAACGACAGGGCGCAGACGATGAGCGGGCAATCTTCCAATACATCGCCGACGGCATCGGCGTTCTACGACCCGGCCTCGTCGTCCTGGAGAACGTCGCAGGAATCCTTACTCTCGGAGGTGCCCTCGTTGTTGGAACGCTTACCGGACTGGGGTACAACTGCCGGTGGGGCATTGTGCGTGCAAGCGACACCGGAGCACCTCACCGTCGGGCGCGATGGTTCTGCGTCGCCGAACCTGCCGACGCCTCGGGCGCAGAACGCCGAACGCCGCAACATCAAACCGTGGGTACGGCCACTGGACCAGCGGCAGAACCTCGAGAACGCGATAGCGCGACTGCCTGGGGTTGCTACACGCCTGCCATCGAACGATGGGAACGGATCCTCGGACGTCGAGCACCCGACCCAACCGATGATCGAGGACTGCGACCCGAGTTTGTCGAGTGGATGATGGGCCTCGACGAGGGCTACATCTGCGACCTGGGCCTGTCCCGTACCGCTGCACTCAAAATGCTCGGCAACGGCGTAGTGCCGCAGCAGGCCGCGTTGGCTGTCGACTTGCTCCTGTGACCGATGACCTGCGGCATGACCTCACACGCCTTGCAGCGGCCGCCCACCTGGTCGCCTCGCAACTCGCGGACCTCCAGGCCCTCGCCTACGACGCCGCCGTCAACGATCGACCCCGCGTCTCAGGCGGCGAGGTCATCGACCTTCACGTCGTCGGCGACGACCGGGCCCGCACCGCCCTCGCCGCCATCGACGCCAAAACGGGCCCGCTCCTCGAGCACCTCACCAACGCCATCCGGCTACTCCACGCCGGCACCGACGAACCGGCCCCACGCACCCGACGCCAGGTCACCAAGGCCGAACATATCGACGCCCTACAGGCGCAGGAACGCCGCCGCCGCCGAGGCGAATACACCCCGACCCGCACTCAGCCCCAGCCGAAGATCCACTGATGTTCCACGACTGCGGCCATGAGCTCCTGTTCTCGCAACTCGGCGACGCCTACTGCATCGAGTGCCGCGTCGCCGTGGTGCTCGGCCCCGACGACCGGCGCTGGTGGGAGCGCGCCAAGTGTCGAGGCGTCGATCCAGACCTGTTCTTTCCGAGCCGAGGCGACAGCGGCCGCGAAGCCCTCGCGGTGTGCGCCGAATGTCCAGTCCAGCCCCAGTGCCTCCAGTACGCCCTCGACAACGGTGAACGGTTGGGGATCTGGGGTGGCACGACCGGCAAACAGCGCCGCAAAATGCGTCGCCCCAGGAAGGCCTGCGCCTCCTGTTCGACCAGGTTCCGCCCCACCCAGTCAAACGCCCGCTATTGCAGCGACAGCTGTCGCCGGCTCGGCCGGGCCCGCACGCACGCCGAGTCGAACCGGAGGCGCGCGAATGACGCGTAACTGTCGTAGTCGTAAGGCACACTTGTGCCAGAGTCGAACCAATGCGCCCGAGATTCATCTGCCTCGTCACAGGCTGCGGCAACATCTCCGAGAGCTCAAAATGTCCTCAACACGACGGACGCACGAAGCGCCGAAACCCCGGCCGGCAACGACGCCCCCGCTACGACGCAGCGTGGCAACGCCGCTCGAGGGAAGCACGCCGCGATCAGCCCTGGTGTACCATCTGCGGCGACGAGGACGACCTGACGCTCGATCACGTCCTACCCGGCTCGACCGACGGCGGCCTCATGGTGCTCTGCCGTACCTGCAACTCGCGCAAGTCAGGACAGGATCGACGGTTCAGGAACCAGGTAGACCGGCTCTGACGGCCCCCCGGTTTTTTTGGACCCCCCAAACGACCCACAGCGTCCCCCCAGACATCCAGGTTTTGCCGAGAAACTCGGGCAGGGGGGGGGTTCCGGCGGTGAATAGTGGGTAGGCCCGCGAAAGCGCTCGAGGTTCGCCTGAGAAACGGGAACCCGGGAAAACAGAAACTCCCCCAGGTTGTCGAGATCGGAGCGGCCCCCACAGCGCCGAAGGTGCCGTCCCACCTGAAGGCCTCCGGCAAAAAGGTGTGGAGGTCGCTGTGGACATCCGGCCACATCTGGCTCGGCGACTCCGACATGCTCGCCGTCAAGCTCGCCGCCGAACAGGCCGACGAGATCGCCGCCCTCCGCCGGCAAGCCTCGGCGATCAAACGCCCCGAGCTGCGACTCCAGTTTCTATACGCCGTCCAGAAGGCGGAGTCCCAGTATTTGGCGACACTCACCCAGCTCGGATTCACGCCGACGGCCCGCGCGCGACTCGGCCTGGTCGTCGCTCAAGCGGCCGAGAGCGAGTCGAGGCTTTCGCGGTTCACGGACCGCCGTGTCGGCTGACACGCTCACGACGCTCGGCGTCGAGGTCGGCGACTTCATCGAGGAGTTCGTCCGCCATACCCGCGGGGAGCTCGCCGGAGACCTCGTCAAGCTCCGCCCCTGGCAGCATGACATCCTCGACGGGCTGTTCACCCTCGACGACGACGGATGGTGGCAACACCGCCACGCGATGGTCATTCTTCCCCGAAAGGCCGGCAAAAGCCTCCTACTGGCCGGCGTGGCCACCTGGACGCTGTTCGCGTCGGGCGAACCCGGCTGCGAGGTGTATTGCGTCGCCGGGTCGAAAGACCAGGCCCGGATCGTGTTTGGCAACGTCCGCGACACGATCGAAGCGGACCCGGAACTGTCAGCGGCCGCGACGGTCTACAAAGACGCCATCGAGGTTTCCGCCACCGGGGCCGTCTGTCGCGTACTCAGCTCCGACGGACAATTAGCCCACGGCTTGTCGCCTGTGGTCAGTGTCGTAGACGAGACGTGGTGCCACCCGACGGCCGATCTGTACGAGGCGCTCCTGTCCGGTTCCGGTGCTCGACGACAGTCGCTCGTCGTACATATCACGACCGCCGGGGCCGGCGACCGGAACCCGTTGTGGAACCTGACCGAATACGACCGACGCTGCAAGGCCGGCGAGGTCGACGACCCGACCTGGTGGTCCTGGTGGCATCCGCCCGCCCCCGACGCAGACCCGGCCGACCCGGCAACGTGGGACGCGCACCCCGCCCTGGGCGACTGGATTAGCTCCGACTACCTCGCCTCCCAGCTCAAACAGCTCCCCGCCGCCGAGTTCAAGCGCCTACACCTCGCCGCGTGGGTGTCGAATCGTGACGTGTGGATCGAACCACACCAGTTCGACCTGATCGGCGAAGCCGAACCACTCACCTTCGACGACGCCCCGGTGCTCGCCATCGACGGCTCATGGTCCGCGGACGCCTCCGCGATCGCCGCCTCGACCGCCGACGGCCGCCTCGAGCTCCTCGAGATCCAGGAGAAGCCCATCGACGGCCCCGACGGGTGGCGCGTCAACATCCCCGAGTTGCTCGCCGCCCTCCAGGCACACGCCGAGCGGCTCCTGCCGCGGGCCATCATGTACGACAAATTTCTACTGGGCCCTCAAATGCTGGCCATGGGCGACGAGGGGCTTCCCGTCGTCGAGTTCCCCCAGTCGGCGCGCCGCATGGTGCCGGCCACCAAACGGTTCGCCGACCAGCTCCTCGATGGCAATCTGAAGATTGTGGAGAACGACCACGCGCCGGCGCTCCGCCGCCATATCGAAAACTGTCGGCTGAAGATCGACCGCCTCGGAGCCCGAATAGTCAAAGACCATACGGGTTCGTCCCGCAAGATCGACGCGGCGGTCTGCGCGGTCATGGCCCTCGACGCGGCGAATGAGATTCCGATACCTGAACCCGAACCGATCCCGAGGATTCACTAATGGCCCTTTTCCGCCGCCGAACCACCGTCGAGACGCGAGCACCGGACCCGTTCCCACCGTGGAGCCCGCCGATCTGGAACCAAAACCTGGCAGGCGTCCAGGTAACCGACGATTCCGCCCTGGCGCTTGTCACCCTCTACCGGTGCATCGACCTCATCGCCTCGACCATCGGGTCGCTGTCCGTTCACGTCTACCGCGACGACGAACGGGTCCGACCCACCCCGCAGCTCGTCGAGCACCCGAACGTGTCCGAGTCGCGCGTCGATACGTTCTCGGCGCTCATTACGTCCGCGCTGATGCGAGGCAACGGGTACGCGGTCCTCGGCGACCTAGACCGCTTCGGCCATCCCCGGCAAATGGTCGTGTTGAGCCCTGACGCCGTCCAGGTTCGGCTTGCGCCGTCGGGTGCCATGACCTACTCGGTGGGCGACGAGTCCTACGGCCCCGGCGAAATGCTCCACCTGCGCGGCTTCGTTCGCCCGGGGCACGTCGTCGGCTCCGGCATCCTCGACCTACAGCGCCACGCCCTCGGCCTCGCCATCGCAGAGCACGAATACACGGAGCGGATATTTTCGGAAGGGTCGATCCCGTCGGGCGTCATCTCAACGGACGCGGACATTACCCCGGAGGCCGCCACCGCCCTCAAGCACGCCTGGATCAACTCACACGGCGGACGCGACCGAACGCCGGCGGTGCTCTCCGGTGGCATCAAATACCACGCGATTCAGCTCTCCAACTCCGACCTCGAGCTCCTGTCGGCCCGCAAATGGTCCGCTACGCAGATAGCGGCCATGTTCGGCGTTCCGGCGCACCTCGCCGGCGCACCGTCCGAGAGCTCCATGACGTACTCGACGACCACCGAGGACGCACGCGCGTTCGTCCGGTTCGGCCTGCGCCCCCACATTGTCCGCTTAGAGCAGGCGCTCACAAAGGCGCTACCGCGGGGCCAAGCTGCGTCGATCACCTTGGGCGACTACCTCCAGCCGGACCTGCTTACCCGAATGCAGGCCGCGCAGATTGCCGTGGACTCGGGAATCAAGACCGTCGAGGAGATTCGAGCCGAGGAGGGCTTGATATGACCGAAACAAACAGTGATGTCATCGTCCGTCAGCTCGTCGCCGACTCCATCGACGTCCGCGAATCCGCCGAGGGTCGCCGCGTCTGCGGCATCGCCGCCCCGTTCGGAGCCCGCTTCGACGCCACCGACTTCGTGGAGACGTTCCTACCCGGTGCGTTTTCCAAGACGATTCGGGAGAGGGGGCAAAAGGTGCCGTTGCTCGAGGCGCACCGCCGCGACGCGATGCCGCTCGGCCGCGCAACCCGCCTCCAGGAGACGTCGGACGGCCTGTACGCGGAGTTTCTCGTATCACGCACCCAGAGAGGCGAGGAAGCCCTGCAGCTCGCCCGCGAGGGCGTGATGCACTCCTTCAGCGTCGGATTCGTCCCGGTGCGCGACAAACGCTCCACGACCGACGATGGCCGGCCCCTCGTTGAACGCGAGGAGGTCAAGCTGCACCACGTCGGCCTCATCTCCGAGGTGCCCGCCTACGACGACGCCAAGGTGCTCGCCGTCCGAACCGAGTACGACCCCGACAGCGAAGCCTGCGCCCCGCGGCTGTCGCTCTGGCGAAGCCGTCTCTACGCCACCGACGGCGCGGCTGCCACCTATGAAGCCCTCGACCTCGAAACGCCCCCGCTTCGCTGAAGCCCCCCACTGTCGTACCCGTGTGCGACAATGAAGCCCTGCGCCGTCCCATGCGCCGCCGGTCGTGCCGGCACCCGTGGAGCACTCAGGAACCACGAACCACGAACCGCACGAACCAGGAGTGAACGCATGGACTTACTCAAGAGGCTTGTCGCCAAGCGCGCCGACACCGCGGAGGCCATGACGGCCATCTGCGACCAGGCCGCCCTCGACGAGCGTGACCTGACAGACATCGAGGACGAAAACCTCAAGGAGCTCCGCGAGGACGCCGAGAGGCTCGACCAGCGATGCACCGAGCTACGAGAAATCGAGCTCTCCAATTCCGCCGCGGCCCAGCTGCGCGCGGAGATCACCGCGACACCCGAGGAAGCCGAAAACGCGACCCGGGTCCGCGTCGTCGACGAGCCGCTCACATACGAGGAGCATTCGGGCCGGTCGTTCTTCCAGGACCTGTTCCACATGCAGTACCGTCACGATCCCGGCGCAAGCGCCAGAATCGCCCGGCACACCGTCGAAATGGACGTCGAGCACCGAGACGTAGGGACTGGCGCATTCGCCGGCCTTGTCGTGCCTCAGTACCTCGTCGACCTGGCTGCTGACCTGGCTCGCGCCGGCCAACCGTTTGCGAACCTGTGCACCCGGCTGCCGCTTCCACAGGGCGGAATGACGCTGAACATCTCACGCGTGACGACAGGATCATCGGCCGCCGTTCAGGCAACGGAAAACTCCGCTGTCAGCGAAACGGACATGGACGACACGCTGCTCACGTCGGACATCCGCACCATCGCCGGCCAGCAGGACGTGTCCCGCCAGGCCATCGAACGCGGCGACGGCATCGACGCGCTGATCATGGCTGACCTCGCGGCCGCTCATGCGACCGTGAAGGATACTCAGATCATCTCCGGGACGGGTTCGTCCGGGCAGTTGCTCGGCATCGGCAACATCTCAGGCATAGCCCAGGTGGCATACACCGACGGCTCGCCGACGGTCGCCGAGTTCTACCCGAAGCTCATCGACGCGATCCAGCGCATCAGCAGCAACCGCTACGCGGGAGCTGATCTGATCGTCATGCATCCGCGCCGAGCAGCCTGGCTCGCAGCGGCCGTAGATTCCCAAAATCGGCCTCTCGTGTTGCCGCAGGCCAACGTGCCTTCCAACACGATGGGCGTCGGCCCGACAGCCGGCTACGGATCGTTCGGCCTCCAGGTCGCCGGCATCCCGGTCGTCACCGACGCGAACATCACCACCACCGCCGGCGCAGGATCCGACGAAGACATCGTCTACGTCGTCCGCCGCGCAGACATGCTGCTGTTCGAGGACGGCGACGGTGCACCCGCACAGATCCGCATGGACCAGACGACAGGCGGCAGCCTGACCGTCAAGCTGGTCGTGTACTCGTACGTCGGATTCGTCGGAGGCCGCTACCCGGCAGCAATCTCCACCGTCTACGGAACCGGCCTCGCGGCCCCGAGCTTCTAGGCCCCGCTCGTCCTTAGGACCCCCCGAAGGACGTCGTCTGGCTTCCCCGATCGGCACCACCGCCGGTCGGGGAGGTCAGCGCCAACAAGGAGGTAAACACGATGCCGACACTGTGGGAAAAGCAGGCCGCCTCGAGGATCAAGAAGCCGGAAGCCGTCAAGGCACCGGCGAAGAAGAAGCCCGTCAAGAAGGCGGCGAAGAAGGCCTAGGTGGGGAACTACGTCGCACTCTCGACCCTGAAGGACGCCCTGGGGATCACCGGCTCGGGCGACGACACGTTCCTGAATCTGGCGATCGACAGCACCGAGGAGCTCATAGACGACCTGTGCGGCCGATCGTTCACCCAGGACGGCTCGACGTCCGCGAAGACCTTCCGGGCGCAGCCCTACTACGCGGTCACCGACGACATCTCGACCCTGACCGGCCTGGTGGTCAAAACGGACACGTCCGGGGACGGCACGTTCGACACCACCTGGGCGTCGACCGACTACCAGGTGGAACCGCTCAACAACATCGCCGACTCGAGGCCCGTGTGGAACCTGCGGGCCGTCGGGTCGAACACGTTCCCGGTCTACGGCGACGGCCTCGCGTCGCTCGAGGTAACCGCCCGATGGGGATGGCCGGCGATCCCGTCGGCCATCAAACAGGTCGCACTGATGCTCGCGGCCCGTTATTACTCGAGGAAGGCATCACCACTAGGAGTCATCGGCGTCGGCGACTTCGGCCCGGTGCGAATCTCGCGCTACGACTCGGACATATCGCAGCTACTCTCGGACTACCGCCTGCCCGCGGTGGCCTGACAATGGCCGACTACGCGGCGATCCGGGCCGCTATCGGGACCGCCCTCTCGTCGTCATCGACGTTCATCCAGGTCGCGTCGACCGTCCCTGACACCGTTTCGCCGCCGGCGGCGATAGTGACCCCCGGGTCGCCTGTCGCCGAGTACCACGGGGCATTCGGAAACGGCATGGAGCGGTTCGTGTTCACCATCACCTGCATCGCGCAACGCTTCGACGACACGGCGCAACAAACGCTCCTCGACGGCCTCATCTCGGGTGCGGCCGGCGTGCGGGCGCTGATCGAGGCCGACAAGACACTCGGAGGGGAATCCCAGACCCTCCAGGTGACCAACTGCACCAGCTATGGCGTAGTGAGCATCAGCGACGTCGAATACCTGGGGACCGACTACACCGTGGAGGTGTTCGCGTGAGCAAAAAAACGAAGAAAGTCGAGTACGAGGTCGTCGGCAACCACGCCGTACACGGCCACGAACCCGGGTCTACATTCTCAGCCGACTTGTCGGCCGAGCAGCATAAGCAGCTCATCGACGGCGGCCACCTGGCCGTCTCCAACCATAAGGAGGCCTGACCATGGCCAAGCTCATCGGAGGGGCCGCACAAATCGTGGTCATAAACTCCGTCACCCTCAGCGACCACGTCACCTCGGCGACCCTGACCGAGTCAGCGGACGAGGTCGATGTCAGCGCCTTCGGGAGTGCCGCGCGCGAGTTCGTGTCGGGCCTCACCTCTGGCCAACTCAACATCACCTGGCAACAGGACTATGCCAGCTCCGAAGTCGACGCGACTTTGACGGCTCTGGTCGGGACTGTCGTGACGTTCGCGTTGACGCCCACCGCAGCGTCGGTGTCCGCCACGAATCCCAAATACGAAGGGTCTGTGCTGGTCACGGACTATTCGCCCATTTCGGCCGAGATCGGTTCGCTGTCGTCGTTCTCGACCTCATGGCCCGTCAGCGGTGCGATTACCCGAACCGTCAGCTAAGGCTGAAGGGGGGCTCTCATGGCAGAACTATGCATGCGGTTTCGGGTTCGCCACGACGGCACCGAACGCTTCGTGACCGCCGGTCCGGCGGTGCTCGTCGCGTTCGAGCGCCACTGGGGGATCGGCTGCGGAAAAGCGTTCATCATGCCGCTCGACACGAAGGTGGAACATATGGCGTGGGTCGCCCACGCTGCGTTGCATCGGGCCGCGAAGAACGGCAACGGGCCGCCCGTGAAGCCGTTCGACGCGTGGCTCGACGACCTCGAGGACATCCAGCACACCCTCGACGACGACGAGGACGCCCCGGACCCTTTGGCCTCGGGCTCGGCCGGGACTCCCTAACGGTGCAAATCGCCGCCCTGGCGATCCGAACCGGGATCTCCCCGACCGAGCTGTCCGAACTGGATCCCGTGATGCTCGCCGCCCTCTGGCGGGTGCTCGACCACCAGGCGAAGGAGGCGAACCGTGGCCGTTAGGACGATCGACACCCTCGACCCGACGCTGGGGGCCGCTCCGGTAACCGTGACGTTCCCGGAGGTCAAGGACTTTCAGAAGCGGATCAGGTTTGCCGAAACCGATGTCAAGAAGGAGGCGCGGGCCGCCAACAAGGACATTGCCGACCGGGTCGTCCAACTGGCGCGCCGCAACTCGTGGATGGCGTACCACCCACGCCAGTACGAGTCGCTGGTGCGGCCCACGATCCGCGCCGTGCAGGGAAGCACGCCGAAGATCAAGGTCGGTGGGGCAAAGATCGTGCGCCGGCCCCGCTACCGGGGCGACCCGTCCGTCAAGGCGACCGACGTCTGGCCGGCCGTCGAGTTCGGGTCGGCGCGCACCGTCGACTCGCTGGGGCGACGCACCGGCGACAAATTCGGGCCACGCCGCAAGGGCGGATGGGTGCTTTTCCCGACGATCCGCACCCTGCAGCCCTGGATTCGGGGCGAATACACGAAGCGCATGGAAAAGATCCTCGAAGGAATCTGAGCTATGGCGACACGCACCCTGACCGTCAACCTGGTTGGCCGGACCAAGAGCCTCGAGCGGGCATTCGACCGTTCGTCGAGGTCGGCCGGGTCGATGGCAACCGGCATCTCGAATGCGACCCGGATGGCGTCGAAGGCGCTTCTGGGCCTCGGCGGCGTGTTCGCTGGTGCAGCGTTCGCGTCGAAGCCGCTCGTCGACGCAGCCGTAGACGTCCAGGAAAGCTTGTCGAAGAACACGGTCGTATTTGGCGAGGCCGCGGCGGGCGTCGCAGCGTTCGCGGACACGGCCGCAGACGCGCTCGGCATGTCACGCCGCCAGGCCCTCGAGGCGACCGGCACGTTCGGAACGCTCGCCGCCGCCATGAAGATCCCGGAGGCGCAGGCCGCCGACATGGCGGTCACCATGACGCAGCTGGCGGCGGACATGGCGTCGTTCAACAACGCTTCGCCCGAGGAAACGCTTATCGCGCTCCAGTCGGGCCTCAGAGGCGAGGCGGAGCCGCTGCGCCGCTTCGGGGTGCTCCTCGACGCCGCCACCATGAAGCAGGAAGCCCTCAAGCAGGGTCTGATCGACAACGAGAAAATGGCGTTGACGCCGTCGCAGAAAGCCCTCGCCGCCTACGGCCTCATCCTCGAGCAAACCAAGATCCAGCAAGGCGACTTCGAACGCACCTCGGACGGCCTGGCGAACACGCAACGCATCCTGTCGGCCAATTTCGACGACGTCAAGGAGAAGCTGGGCGCGATCCTGCTTCCGGCGTTCGAGGCGGCCGCCTCGTGGCTCCAAGGGACCGGACTACCGGCCGTCGAAGCGTTCGTCGACGAGATCGGCGACCTGGGTGACTCGGCGTTCCTCCAGGGCGTCGCCACCAACCTCGGCGAACTCTGGTCGGGCATCGGTACCCGCCTCGGGGCCGTCGCCGAGTCCGACAAGTGGGGAATACTCGAGGACGCATTCGGCGACATCCCCGAATGGGCCCGCGACGCGCTCGCCGACCTCGACGCGATCGACTGGTCCGACGTCGGCATCGGTGAACTCCTCGACACGTTCGGCGGCATCGGCGGCGAACTAGAGGACATCTTCTCCCGCGACGTCCTACCCGGCCTCGGCCGCCTCGGCGGCCAGCTCGCCGGCGAGCTGACCCGCGCGATCGGCCTCTCGATCGCCGAACAAGCCCCCGCAGTCGGCGCGGAACTCGTCAACCTGTTCGACGACGTGTTCGCCACCAGGTTCGGCGAAATCTTCGGCCTCGAGGGACAAGGCAGCGGCGCGACCGCGTCCTGGATCGAATCGACCGGGATGAAAATGATGCTCGACTGGGGGCTGCAGCTCGCCCTGGGCCTCAAATCCGGCTTCGAGGCGGGCATCACCGGCGACCCCCCGGTCTTAGGAACGCGACATCCCCGAGAGGGCCGGGATATGGGCGGCAGGTTCGACCCGGAGCCGTCCCTCGCGGAGAAGCTGTCGGAGGCCCTGTTCGGAAAGCCCCTGGGGGACCTCGACGTCGGCCAACGTGCCGAGGTCGAACACAAGGCCAGCTTCATCCGAGACTTGCCGCCGGCCGGGGCGACCGCCGACCGCGCCCTCACTAACTGGGCGGGCAGCGCCGGCCCCGGGACCACCATCACGATCAACATGCCGCCCGGATCCGACGGCGACGACGTCGTGGATGCCCTGGCCCGTTGGGCTCAGCTCAACGGGCCGCTTTCGACCATGATTACCGGCGGCGGCTAGCCGTGGCAAGCCCCAACTGGGCAATTGGCGTCAATTTCGGCACACCGATGCCCGACGTCAGCGCCGACGTGCGCGGCATATCCATCTCGACGGGACGCGCCAGGGTGCTCGACGCTTTCCAGTCGGGGACGTGCCGCATCCAGCTCGACAACACGTCCGGCAAATACACACCCCTCGGCGATGGCACCTACGGGGCGTCGCAATTCGTCGGCGTCGAGGTCCGCGTTCTCGTCACCCTCAACTCGGCAACCAACCCTACGTCCCTGTTCCGCGGATTCGTCGAGGACGCCGACGCATCGTTTCCGGACGCCAAGCAGTCGACGGTGACGCTGACCTGCTCCGACGGCCTCGCCGTCCTGGGCCGCACCGAAATAACCGACGTCGACTTCGACGCGGAGGTCGGGTCGGTGAGGTTCTCGGCGGTGCTCGACAACGCCGCCGTGGCGTATCCGGCGGAACCGGGCACGCCGTCGTCCGCTGATCCGCGCAACCGTGACATAGACACGTCTGTGATCTCGATGGCGGCCGCGACGGTGACGCAGCTGTCGACGTCGACTTACCTGGCCCGCCTCGCCCAGTCCGAGGACGGTGCGATCTTCGTCCGCCACGGCATGCCGGGCGGCGCATCGGTCGGGGTCGGCGACAAGGGCGGGGTGCTGCACTACAAGAAACGCAACGCCGACTCGTATGCGACCGGATTGACGTTCGGACCGTCGTCGACTGGTGCTTCGACGCCGCCGATGACGGCCCTCGACACGATCTTTGGCGCTGAGCTCCTGTATACGAAAGGCGTCTACCAGCGGGCCGGCGGAGCCGACCAGATCGTCACCGACACGCTCCAGACGCCCACCTACGGAATCCGCACCCTGGTACGGCGCAACCTGCTCAACCTGAACGACTCCGACGTGCTCACCGCCTGTTCAAATTTCGTCTACCGCTACTCGTCGCCGGCGTTGCGTATCTCAGGCATCACGATCAAGCCGAGGGCGCTGACCGAAGCGCAAGCCGAGAAGGTCGCCAAGCTCGGCGTCTGGGACGGCATCCTGGCGACGTTCACACCGGCCGGAGCCGGCGCGGCACTCATCCGCGCGCTGCGCGTCGAAGGGGTCCGCCACGACATCACCCCCGGCGACTGGACTATGCGCCTCAACACGTCCGGCACCGGCGAAAATGTCTACCTGGTGCTCAACTCGACGACAGCCGGATACCTCAACGAAAACAAGCTCGCACCGTAGGAGGAAGCAATGACAGGCTCGAAATCCTGGTCCAGTGGTGACATTCTTCTAGCTGGGGACGTCAACTCGTTTCTGGCCGACCAGGTGGTCATGACCTTCACCGATAGTTCAGATCGTGACGCGTCCTTCGGCGGCTCGGGCGAACCGACGCTCGCGGAGGGCATGTTTTGCTTCCTGGCCGCCACCAACGAGTTCCAGATCTACACCGGGTCGTCGTGGGTGACGATCGGCGACCCCGACACCCTGGTCATCTATTCGGGAAAAGTCGGCATTGGTTCGGGGACCCCGTCACAAAAGTTTCTCGTCTACCAGGCGAACGGATGGGACTCGAGCAACTACATCGCCCTCATAGAAAACGCCGACGCGAGTGCCGACCAGGGAAACGTCCTCCAGCTCAAGGGAGGCGGAACCACAGGCAGCACCACGTCGAAAATGCTCGACGTTCTCGACATCGGCGGCAGTACCGAGTTGTTCGTCCGAGGCGACGGCGTGACGTACCTGCGGAACGCCTCCAAGGATGCGGGCACCTTCGACATTCCGCACCCGGTCAAGGGCGGAGACTGGCGGCTACGCCACTCACTCGTCGAAGCTCCCCGCGCCGACCTCATCTACCGGGGCACCACCACCCTCTCGGGTGGCACCGCCACCATCGACCTCGACGCCGATTCCGACATGACCGACGGAACCTGGGAGGTGCTGAACCGGAACCCGTGGTCGATGGTCGCCTCGTCGGGCCACGCCGTCACCTGGGCGCTCTCCGGCAAGACGCTCACGATCAACTCGGACACCGCCGACGCCGTGTGCTCCTGGATCGTGATAGGTGAACGCCAGGACCCGACCATCAAGGATTCCAAAACCCGCTTCTTCGACGACGACGGCCACCTCATCGTCGAGGCCGAGGACGCGAACATGCCGGGCTCCCAAACATTCGCCGCGAACGAAACCAACGCCTAATGCAGCACGCAGACCTCGTCGCCGGCCTCGAGCCCTACCGCACCGCCGACCAGGACGTCGAGCACCTCCACCCGGTTCTCGCGTTTCGCCTGGCGGGCGCGTACTGGTCGTCGCAGCTCATGCGCGACCACGTCCGGATCGAATCGGGGGCACGCTCCATGGACGCGCAGCGACGCCTGTACGCACGCTGGCGCAACGGCCAGGGCAACCTCGCCGCCGACCCGGACCGCAAGATCGCACCCGGCTTCGTAGGGTCTTATCACCTAATCCAGCCCGCCGATAACTGGGCGTGGGCATGCGACCTGACACGCGTCGGCCCCGTCTCCTGGTCGCAAGTCCACGAGGTGCTCGATGCGTGGTCGTTGTCGAGAACGGTGCCCGGGGAGCCCTGGCACGTACAAGCCGGCCGCCATTCCGGATTCTTCGCGGGCCCTATGCCCCCCGAGTCCGTCTGGAAGGCAGACAGCGTCCCGTACAGGTCCCTCAGGCTCCGCCGGCCACGAATGCGCGGCCCGTATGCCAAATACGTTCAAGAGCGCGTAGGGGCCGTTTCTGACGGCATCTACGGCCCGGCCACCGCTGACGCCGTAGCAGACTGGCAAGCACAAAACGGACTCACCGCCGACGGGGTGGTCGGCCCCAACACCCACAAAGCCCTCAAGGGGGAGATATGAACTACCGAGACCTCGGAGAACGCTGCATAGCGACCTTCATAGAATGCGCCGCAGGGACCATCGGCACCAGCTCGGTGCTCGACCTGGGCATCGACACCTGGAAGCTGGTCGTCGCGTCAGGCGTGGCCGGCGTGCTCGCCGTCCTCAAGGGTTGGGCGGCTAGCAAGATCGGGACCAAGGGCACCGCGAGTCTTGTCTAATGCGACCAAACTCGTCGGAGCCATCACGGCTCTTGTGGTTGCCGTCACCGGCCTCTACGTCGGCGTGTTCGGCGGCGACGCACCGACCGCGCCGGTCGGTATCACCGTCGTCCTCGACTCCCCAGAGGCTTTCGCCACGTTCATCGAGAACCACCCGGCCGGCCGATGAATGAAACGCTCGACGTCGAGGACGTCAAACGCCTCAAGGTCACGTCGACCACCGTCGGGTTCCTCGTCGGCCTCGCTGTCGTCGTCGGCTCTGTCGTCTGGTCGGCCGCCGGCCTCGCCAACCGCATCGACACTCTAGAAAACCGGGTCGAGGCGCTCGGCGCTGACGTCGCCGTCATCGAGGGCAACACCGGCACCGACTCGAGCATCCTGTCAGCACTGGACGACATCCGCGAAGGCGTCGCCGCGAACGACAAGGCCATTTCTGACATGTCAGCGGCGCGGCTACGCGACCTCGACCGCTATGTTCCAACCTGGACCTTCGACGTCTACGCCGACACGCAGGACCAGATCGTGCGCGACATCGAGGCGCTCACAACCGCCGTCGAAGCCCTCATCGAGGACTAGCCAGCGCGAACGATCTTGCGTACCGTCTCCGGCGAGTCGCCGGTCACGGCCGCTATTGCCCGAAGGCTCAAACCGCCCGCGTGAGCCTCGCGGATTGTCGCCACCAGTTCCCGGTTGGCAAACTCGGCGACCTGCACCGCATTTTCGAGGGTCTCCACCGGATCAAGGACTGCGCCCGGGTCTAATTCCGCGCTCATGGTGTCACCGTCGGCAACAGGGCACAGAACAGGACGAACGCGGCAGCCATCACGACAACGGCGACGGCGATACAAACTGAGTCGCTCATCGGTCAGCCCTCC